TCAACCATTTGAAGATGATCTTTGAAATAAGCATCCGTTGATAATGAAGTGGTAATACCGATGCCATCAATATGACCAAAATATTTCCTCTGTTTGATTCTTTTAATAAACACATCATATGGATTTTCGTTATTCAATAAAGAAATCTTATCAATAAGCTTGCAAATATCCTTTGCCGTTGACTTCCCGACAAGCTCAATACCAAGTGCTGTTACGAAATTAACCAGTTTACATCTGCGACTTTCCTCGATACTATTTAATAAGGAAGAAACACTTTTTGCACCAAATCCATCAAGGTTCTTCATCTCAGATTTATGATCTGCTAAATTATAAATATCTGTATAATCTTTTAGCCATCCAAGATCAATAAATCTTTTCAGTGTTGCCTCAGATAAACCTTGAATATTCATTGCATCTCTGGAAACAAAGTTTACAAACTTGCTTAATAGCTTTGCCTTGCAGTCAGGATTCATGCATTTTAAAACTTTACTACCATTTTCATTGATGATTTTTGCTTCGCCACCGCAGGTTGGACAAGTATCTGGAATCTTGAATGTATTGCTTCTTGTCAGATTATCGTGTACTTTCGGAATTACCATGTTGCTTCGATAAACCTGAATCGTATCACCCGCACCAAGTTCCAATCCTTCAATGTAACTTACATTATGTAATGTAGCTCTTGTAGTTTCTGCACCATCAAGATCAACTGGATCAAATACTGCAACTGGATTAATCAACCCTGTGCGAGATGTATTCCATTCAATATCTCTGATTGTTGTTTCGTAGAGGTCATCTTTATATTTGTAGGCGATCAACGATAATGGATGATGCCCCGTCATTCCTAACGATTTACCATATTGATAATCGTTGTAGGAAATAATTAAACCATCAACAGGATATTTGTATTCTTCTGGCTGAAATGTTGCCATATACTCTTCAACATTATCTCGGTTAACGACCTGATGCTCTACTACATCAAACCCTTGTTCTGCAAGATATTTAAAGCTATCTGCAATGCTTGGCATTTCTGATTCAGGTGTGTCTCCAAGTTTGACTAATTCAAATACTTTGTAAGCCAACTTCCTGTCTTTTGCCACATTAGAGTCTAACTGTCTAACAGTACCTGCTGCTAAATTTCTTGCATTTTTGTATTTGCCATGTAATTTTTCATTAATCTTAGCAAAATCATCATATCCAATAACTGCTTCACCACGAATTTCAAGATAACGCTTTTCAGGGATTGACTGTGGAACATTTCGTACCATTTTCATCGTGTGAGTGACATCCTCACCGATTTCGCCATTTCCCCTTGTAATTGCTTGTTTTAAGCGTCCATTTTCGTATCTGAGAACAATACTGAGACCATCTTCCTTCCACGATAAAACACCAATTTTATCCGCAAGAAATTTTTTGACTTCATTGACATCCTTCGTCTTCTGAGCTGATAACATAGGGCGTGTATGCTTTACTTTAGCCAGAGAATCAATTATAAATCCTTGAACGTGGTGGATGGGCGAATTATTCAAAACAACGCCAGAATCTCTCTCAAGTCGTTCTAAAGTAGCACATAAATCGTCAAATTCTTTATCTGAAATGATCGGATTATCCTCTGCGTAGTACGCATATGAAGCATCATTGATTCTGTCGATCAAGACATTCATTTCTTTCACATATTCAGTTTTCATAATTTTTTGGATTTTCCTTTTCTTGTTTATATTGTTTAGTTGATTATTTTAATTTGTGTTTCTATGTCTTTCAGTAACTGCCAATTACTTCACTACATATATTTTTCTGTGCTGTTGCACATTTACTGTTTCGGAATGCGTTGATTTGAATACGTCTACATGCATTCCTTTTACTTTGCCTCCACAATCTTCTGCCACAAAGATTGTATCACCGTATCCCTCAATCTTAACTCTTGTTCCATAAGGGATAATGTTTTTATCAACTGCAATCGTATGATATGGTCGAGCAAATTTATGTCCTGCGTGATTCCAAGCAATCTTAGATCCATATCCTTCAGAGCATTCATAACATGGACAATATGCCGTGATCAAAAATGTTCCAAGCGAACTCTTTTCTAATTCTTGCTTTCGCTTCAGCCGTTGTCGTTTAATTCGCAATCGTTTCTTTTGACGTTTTTCTAATCGAATCTGTCTTGCTTTCTCTTCATCAGCTTTCTTACATTTCTGATAATGCTCATGAACATCTTTTAATTCAACGCTTTGACTGATTGGATTATTTGAAATCACATTGCCTTGTTTATTTTCTGTAACAGTTGTCTCTGTTGATAGTGTTGAAGCCTCTACAGAGGGTCGCTCCTCTGCTTTTACTGTGTGAGTCATAAACCCCGAACACATTGCTAAAAAACTAAACGAAATAACTTTCATTAAAAATCTTTTTCTCATTTTCACATCTCCTTTCCTTAACATGCCCTTATCTTATCATATCTTTATGTGCTTGTCAATAGCATTTAAAGATATTTTATGATTGTAAACTTAGCCATGTACGTCGCTTATTATGATTTGTCACAATACATCTTTTGAACGCTTCTGGCTCTGCAAGGAGCGCAAATCTTTTCTTAGCTCGTGTTAACATCGTATATAACATACAGTTATCAAGCAATTTGTAATGCGTATTGTCAATAATACCGATCATGGTCTGTGCTGCCGATCCTTGAAGCTTATGCGTGGTTAATGCGTATGCTAATTGCAGTTGTCCAAGTTGAGCGAAAGAATATTCAATCATCTTCTCTTCGATATTTGCATTCATAGACACCAAACATATTTCTTTTTCTTTATCAATCGCTGTAATGTATCCAATATCACCATTAAATACGTCTCTCTCGTAATCATTTGAGGTCTGTAATACCTTATCTCCTAAATAGTATTTACGATCTTTGAATTCAACAAATGGTTTATTACTACTAGCAAATAATTCTTTCTGTACTGCTTTGTTCAATTCATCTGTACTGTTTGTACAATTGCTTCTTCGTGGAGAAACAATCACAACATTGTCAATCCCTTCCTCTTTAACAGATTTGATATACTGTTTTACTGCCATATTAAACAATGATTCTCTATTCTTCCTAAACAAATAAAACATATCATTTAGTTCACCATGGACAATTTTTAATTGTGGACTATCCAATGGATTAATCCCTCTGCGAATCTTTCTTGCATCCGTTAAAATACCAGATTTTTCTGCTTGTCTCATCGGTTTGGTAAGCTGCACACTATTTAAACCTTTCTTTTTTAACAGATCCGAGAAAATATTACCAAATCCAATTGGTGGCAACTGCATATAGTCACCACAAAAAATTAATCGTGTTCCTGGTCGAATTGCTAATAAAAAATTATAGAAAAGGCTCGCATTTGTCATACTACTTTCGTCCATAATTACTACATCAGCAGGTAATGGGTTATCTTGATTGTAACAAAAACTATCAATGCCTTCTGCCATAAGCAATCTATGAATAGTCCGTGAGTCTAAGCCTGTTGCTTCTTTAATTCTTTGGGCTGCTTTTGCAGATAAGGCACACGCAACAATGCTATTATTTCTTTTTTGGTAGCATTTAATAATTGGTTTCAGAATTGTTGTTTTACCAGTTCCAGCTTCTCCAGAAATAAACACAACTTGGTAATTTAATGCTTTGTTAACTCCTGTAATTTGCTCTTCTGAAAACATAAACCCTTCTTCATCTTCAACTTCAGAAATCGTCTGACTAATCTCACTATCTGTTATTGGTTCGTAATCTGTTGTATTCCCAAATGAATACTTCTCCATATCTTTAATCAATTCGTAAATATCCATTTCAATTTTATAATACGATCTCAGACCAATTTTATCTCCAGATGTATATAAATAATTTGGTAAATTTTTATCTGATTCTTCATCAAACCATTCGTCAAATATAGGTAGGCATTCAGATACTGCATTACTAATATTGCTTCTTAAATTTTTGATATACACATATGTATGTCCATCATTATCACCAACTTGATGCAAGTCGTAGGAAATAAATGCATTTAACCGTTGATTTGAGCATCGCAATTCTGGTTTCAATTTGAGTGCAATATCATCAACTCGTTTAAATCCCATACCCTTTACTCTAGTTAGTATATATGGATTTTGTTCAATCTGCTTTTTTAAGACACTTGGATTAGGTTCGGATTTCAATAATCTTTCAATCGTTGGTAACGTAACCCCATATGGTTGCAACATTACAACAATGTCAGAAATCACATAGTTTTTAATAATTTTATCTCTAAGCTTCTTCCAAGTTTTATCTCCTAGTCCTTTGATTTCTGAATGGTCAATCATCTTTAACTGACCATTCATTACATCTTCGACAACATTAGGATATTTCGCAATTAACTGATCTGCGATCACTGCGTTCGTCTGTGTTTTTAAAAATACCTTTTGTGCTTCAAAAGTTTTAGGAACTTCAGCAACTATAGAAAGTGGTTTATATTGGTATTCATTGTATTTCTTAGAATATGTCATATTGGCTTTAACCTTATATTTCGTTCCTAAATACAACTCCTGCATATTACCAACCAATTTGCCACATTTATTCATTTTTTTATCGGATAAGTCATCAAAATCATTATTATTATATGGTTTACATTCTGGTAAATCTTCTGCTGTACAGAATGTGTAAATCCCAAATAAAGATTCTTCATTATAATAAATCTGATATAATGGGACAATCTCAAACTCATATTCTTTTGTACTATCCACCACTTTAGGCGACAACCCCCTTCACTTTCTTAATATCTTCTAGCCATTGTTTATATGGTTTAATTTTCTTTGCGATAACCTTCTCGTCTGAATCTTTTCTGCATAACATCGCAATCTGATTTCCTTTGACAATCATATCTTCATATTCTTTTAATTGCGAATGCCAGACGATTGCCTCAGTCAATCCAAAACTAGAATATAAATTCACATACGCAAATGTCTTTTTATTTTTGTCTTTCTTTTTATCAACTTTAGCGATCACTGCAACCACAGTACAATCATCTCCATCTTCAACATCTTGAAATTGTTTTGACATATACTTATATGCCTGATCAAATGGGTTATCGTTGATAAAGATTTGCAATGCTTCAAATTCCCAAAAATCTTCATTCTCAAGATATTTTTGATTCTGTGCGATAAATTTCTGAAATCGTTCTTTTTCCTTATCTTTATACAGTTCATACTTTTTATCGTTGTAAGCTTTTAATATTGCATCTTTGTCATAATCATATTTCTTCTCACCTATACGGTAATCTTCAGCGTCAATATCCCATTTAATAAGTAATTGTTTGTAACTCGGTGCTTTCGCAACTGGTTTAAATGTTGTTGGCTGATACATAGATTTCAAATATTGAATTAAAGTTTTACGTTTATTCTTTGTTGGAATTGCACCTGCTTTGATCAACTGAATAACCTGTGATTTACTTGGGTTAATACGTTCGCAAAAGTTTTCAAATCCTATGAATTTACCATTTTTATCACGGTCTTCAAGAATCACCTTTGCAATTTTTTCTCCAATACCACTGATAGCCGATAATCCAAACAATATATACACATCGTCAATACTGAAATTCATCATTGATTTATTTAAGTTTGGTGGTAACACTTGAATCTTAAACGCCTTGGCATCAAGAATATATTTATTTACCATTCCTGCCTTATCTTTATTGCGATTCAATAATGCCTTAAAAAAACACAACGCATAATGTTTCTTTAAAAACGCTGTTTGTAAGCATAATACAGCGTAGGAGTACGCATGACTTTTGTTGAATAAGTATCCCCCTTTTTGGGATAATGTCTCGCTAATCTGTTTTGCAATTTCTTCGGGGTATCCATTCTCAATAATCTCGTAATAAAGCTTTTTAGATTCAGACTTTACAAGTTCAATATTCTTCTTACCAATCGCCTTACGGAATAAGTCAGCTCCTCCATAACTTCGACCACCAAATTTACGAACAATATCAAGTAATTGCTCCTGATAAATCATACATCCATACGTTTCCTTTAAGATTGGCTCCATATCTGGATGGATATATGTAATTTTCTCTGGATGATGTTTATACTCAATGAATTCTTCTAAGACATCCATTGCATCTGGTCTATACAGTGCTAATACAGCTGCCAACTCTTCCATGTTTGAGACTTGTAACCTAACCAGCAAATCCTTCATACCAGCACTTTCGACCTGGAAAACACCATTCGTCATTGCACTACGCAATAATTCATATGATCCTTTATCCATTTCAAACTTTGGATTGTTAATATTTACATCAAACTCAGTTAACCCTGCGTCAATTTCGGCTTCTTTTACAGTGTTCAATGTAGCAACACCCAAAATATCAAATTTAATAATTCCAATCTCTTCAACGATACGTTTATCTACTTGGATGACGTGTTCTCCGTCAGTTCCAAGTTTCATTGCCATATAATCACTAATATCTGTATCAACAATTCCTACACCACCTGCATGAGAAGATACTGTTTTTACTCTGCCTGCAAGATGTGATGCAACATCAAAAAGTTCTTCATATCTTGGGTTCTCTGCTAAATCTCTGTTATTCCACAAAGATTCTTCAATTGTGTCATATACGAATTTTTTACTTAATTTGTCCATCTCGTGATAATTGAACCCTAAGACCTTACCAACATCTTTGATCGCTACAATTGGAGTAATAAAACTGAAATTGATAATCTGGCATACTCTGTTTTCGCCATACTTATCGATCAAGTATTGGATAATCTCATCTCGTGTACCAACATCTGTATCTGTATCTGGCATTGAAATTCGCTCTGGATTCAAAAATCTTTCAAAAATCAGTCCATATTTGATAGGATCTAAGTCTGTAATTGTAATCGTGTAGCACACTAAACTACCTGCACAACTACCTCGACCAGCACCAATTGGAATACCATTTTCTCTTGCAAAATTGATAAAATCCCAAACAATTAAGAAGTATCCATCGAATCCCATGGAATGAATAATATCTAACTCATAATCAATTCTTTCTTTTCTAAGTTTCTGCTCATCCTCTGGTAATTTATCGAATCCTCGTTTTACCCACCCTGTATCAATCAGGTACTTCAAATAAGAATAATTATCTTCAAATCCTTCTGGTAATGGGAAAGATGGTAACTGAGGTGCTTGAAATGGCATGTGAATTTCATCAATTAAATCTGCAATCCTATCAGTTTCTTCAAGCCCTTTAGTTACTGCATCTTCTCCAATTTGACTATCCATAATTGCATGAATTTCATCGTCAGATTGTAAATAACATCCTTCATAAATTTCTGCTGCGGTTTCAGTATCGTGAGCAAGCTTTACATGCCAGTTCTGATAATACAGATCTTCTTTCCTAGCAGCATGGCTATCAGTTGTGATAATGTATGGTGTGTTAGTATCTACTGAAAGCTGTAAGATTTTCTGATTATATATCACTTGATCCTGATGTGAATGTGACTGCATTTCTAAGTAAAAATGTGGAAAAATTTCTTTGTATTCATGAACATATTCAACACATTTCTGATAATCTGGCTCTCTGGCAAGTTTAGATGCTAAACAAGCACTACTCACAACCAGATCCTTAGCATATGGTTTCAACGCATTCAGATCAATTCGTGGCTTGTAGTAAAATCCATGAAAATTTGAATCAGTTAGGTACTATCTATCGTCGGAAAAAGGATTTAGAGAATTGCATTGCCAACTTTGAACAAGCACTTCATTTATGCGAGTTACGTGGAAATCATAATGCAGTTGCTTTTATATATGGAAATATAGCAACGGCTTATTGTGATTGGAATCGTCCGGGAGATGCGATTCCTTTTTCTGAGAAAG